CGTTCTTCGTCTTGAACGTCTCGAACGTCGTCAGCACGTCGTCGAGGGTGGCGGGCTTCTTGAGCGGGGCTTCGGCGCGCACGGCTACGAGACCCCGGCCCGTCGCGGCGGTGCCGCGAAGGTTCGTCATCATATTCATCGCTGTTCCTTTCAGCGGGTGAGTGCTTCAAGCCGATCGGCTTGGGCGGGGGTGAGCCGGAAACCCGGCTCGTCGTGGTCGCCAGCGCGCGGCATGGCGGGGGCGGTGTCGGCAGCGTTCTGCGTACCGGCACCCATCGCACGGAACAGTTCGCGCCGCGCACGGCGCGGCATCCTCTGCGTCGCGAGAAACTGGTCGAGCGACGCCTTGTCGCTCGGGAAATCGGGAGCCTCCGCATAGACCGGCATGACCGCCTCGCGCTCCATCAGCGTGTCAGCGAGGCCGATGTCGATCGCTTCCTGCCCCCGGAAATATACATCCTTGCCCGCAATCATCGCGTCGAACTCCGCAGCGGCGCGGCCCGATCGCGCGGCATAGGTCGCCGTCTGTGCCGCATCGACATGTTCGAGCACCTTGACCGCTTCCGCCATCTCCGACTTCGTGCCGATGAACACGCCGGTCGCTTCGTGGATCATGATCTCGGCGTTCTGCGCGATGGCGATCGTGTCGCCCGCCATAGCGATTACCGATGCCGCCGACGCGGCGATGCCGAGGATCTCGACCCGAACGTCGGCGTCGTGCCGCCGGAACAGGTTGTAGATCGCCACCCCGTCGAAATAATTGCCGCCCGGCGAGTTCATCTCGACGGTAATCGGCTTGCCCGCGACCGTGCGCAGAATGCCCGCGATGCGCGCCGGAGTAACACCGCCGCCCTCGCCGTCGTCTCCGATCCTGTCGAAAATGGAAATGGTCGGGCGCGGCGTGTCGAGCGCCGTCACGTCCAGCTTGCGGAAGCCGGGTGCAAGGGCGCGCGTCTCGAACTGCCACTCGCCAGCCGCGCCGACCGTAGCGATCTCGGGCGGACGCCCGGCAACGATCGCGCGCAAGAAATTACGCCGCATCTTTCTTGTCCTCGTCCATGATCGCTGCTGCCGTCGTGCCCGGCCGGGGCAGGTCGTCGCCGCCGGGGAGCGGGTTACGGTCGACGTGATCGCGCGCTTCGTTCGGGGTCATGTACGCAGCGTTCGGACCCAGCGCAGCTTTCAGGAACTCCGCCTGATCCTTGAGCGAACCGCGTAGCAGCGCGCCTTCGTTGAACTTGGCGTACATCGTCTGCTGTTCGACCGGCGACAGCAGCCACATCCACACCGCCTCCTCCCAGATGACGAACCACGGCATCAGGCAATAGGTGATGAAGAACAGCGAGAGCTGCTCGATGCCGCTGCCCCAGCTCGTCTCGTCGAACATCAGCAGCGGACGCGGCACCCCGGTAAAGCGGGCGATGTCCTCTGAGGCGCGCTTCATCAGCGCGACCAGTTCGGCGTCGCGCGCGCTCGTACCCAGCTTCTTGGCCTTCAACCCCTCTTCGAGGATAAGCCAGTCATGCTCCGCTCCGGCACCCGCGTAATTGTCTTGCAGGCTTTCCCGCAGGTGTCGGATCGCTTCGTCGCCGAGCGTATTGTCCGTCTCCAGCGCGCCGCCCGCAAAGGAGCCCTTGGTCAGCAGGCGTGCCGCCGCTTCCTGCGCCTTCCACGCGATGCCGAGGCTGTCGGCCGCCACGTCGAGGAGCGACACCCCGTTCAGCCCGTCGAGCGTGAGCGGCGTGCCGAAGTGGAAGACATCATCCGCGGCGAGCGTTGCCACGCCGCCCGAGGGCCGGTTGTACCGAAACGTCAGGTCGAAGGTGTCCGATAGCTGCGGCTTCACCGATCGGCGGGGCAACGGGATCAACTGACGGACTGCGCCGCGTGACTTGACCTTTAGCGCGTAGGCGCTGCCATCGAGCAGCGCGCACAACTGCATGTAGGATTTGAACCGGCTTGCCGTTTGATAGTCGTTTGGCTTGCGGTGCAGGACGTTGAACAGCGGGTGGTCGGTCGCCTTCTCCGTCATGCGACCATTCCGCCGTCGCAGGTGAAGCGGCAGCATTCCGATCGAACCGCACTGCAACGACAGCGCGCGAAAGAACGTGCTGTTGCGGAGCGATGCGCGCTCGTTGATCGCAATGCCGGTAACGCCCGTGCGCCCCCCGCCGTCGCGCATCATTTCGAGCAACATCGGGTCGGACAGGTCGAAACCCTGATATGCCTGGATCGGTCCCGACACGACGGGTGCGGCAGCGGCGCGGGGTGCGATCGATCGGCGACCACCAGCCGCGCGCTGGTAATCCGTGGGCGACAGTACCGCCATGCGCCCTCCTAGATTTTCAGAATGCCGCGCCGCGCATAGACCGACCCGGACTTGCCCGGCGGCATGGCGACGATGACGCCAACGGCGATGCAGAGCGCGACCGCCGCGTCGATCTTGTTCACCGCCCGCTCCTTGGCGAGCCAGTAGTTGCCCCAGCGGTCCTCGTCCGTGACGGCCGACATGATCGCCGATGAGACCGCCGGGTTCGCGCGGATACGGATGCGACCCTCAAGGATCATCGACTCTAGCGCCTTCACGCTGGCGGGCATCCAAAGTCCCTCGGGTTCCTTCTTGGCCCGCTTCGCCGCTGCGATCATCGCCTCGGTCGGCTTGCCCTTCTTCGTGCCGCCCTGCGGATGCTCGACCTGTTCGATCGACACGCCCAGCTTGACCAGTTCAGGCTCGAACGTCGCCTTGTAGGCGTAGCGGTCATAGCCAAGCGCGATCACGTCGAAGTTATGGGCATCCTCGAACACCGCTTGGGCGACATGCTCGTAGGCGATGACCGCACCCTTCGGGGCCATGATGTGCCCTTCATCCGCCCACAGCCGATAGGGCTGCTTGTCCTGCTGCGCGCGGGCGTCGAGCGTATCGCCCGGCGTCCAGATGTCGACCCATGCGTCATAGGTCGGCTTGTCGACGATGATCGTCCGGCCATCGTGTTCGATCTCGACCGGCTTCGTGCCCGTCTCCACGATCCCCGCCTTGGCGGTAAGGTCGCGCGTCTGCGACAGGTCCAGCCCGAAGGCGGCGCGCTTGCCGTGGTGAACCTTCGGGTCGAAGTCGGCGAGGCAAGGTTCGAGCAGGTCGCGCGTCATCCACGCCGCCTCGGCATCGGTCCATTGGCAGAAGTGCAACCGGAGGATGCCGTTGCGCTTGCCGGGGATCGCCAGCGCCTGCGCCACCACGTCGGCGAGATACGCTTCGGTGATCGTCACGCCGAGCAGCGGGTTCGCCTTGATCCAGCACGACGGGTCGGTCAGCGGGTCGTCGCCCTTGTCGAGCGAGCAGACGAACGAGAACGTCGTGTCGTCGATGACCTGTCCGAGGTACGTCGGATCGTCGTCCTTCGCGTCAGGGTTGCCCGCCGCGACGCGAACCGCGTGTTCGTGTTCCTCCCAGCAGACGCTGTTGCGGTCGGTGCCGCTGTTCGTAATCATTGCCAGCAGCGGTTGCCGCCGGAACTTGAAACCACGCTCGATCATCTCGACCGCATCGCGGTTCGGATGCTCGTGCATCTCGTCGGCCAGTCCGAAGTGCGGGCGAAGGCCGGACCCGGACTTGCCCGCCGAGCGGCTGAGCGGTTTGAAGAACGAGCTGCGCGCCAGCCACGCCATGTTGTAGCGGCGACCCGGCCCGCCGCTCATGGTGATCCGCGACGCGAGGTCGGGCGACTGCTCGACCATCGACACTGCGTCGTTGAACAGGATTTTCGCCTGATCGCGGTGCGCGGCGACGGCGTAGATTTCCGCGCCGGGCTCGTCGTCGGCCATCATACCGTACAGGCCGACGCCGCCGATGAACGGCGACTTTCCGTTGCCCTTGCCTTCCTCCATGTAGGCACGACGGAAGCGCCGGGTGCCATCGGCGCGAAGCCAGCCGAACAGACACGACAGCTTGAACGCCTGGCTGGGATGCAGGAGGAATGGCTTACCCTCGAACTGCCCGCCGTTCAGCCGCAACCGCGTCTCGAAGAACTTGCAGACCCGTTCGGCTTTTTCCGTCGAGTAGCGCAGCCCGCGCTCATAGCCGCGCTCAAGGTCGTCGAGGTGGCGGCGGCAGGTGTTGATGATGTGCGGCCCGGCGACGATCCGGCGCGCGACAACATCCATGGCCCATTGCGTGCCGCGATCAACAGTCGCCGAAGAACTCGTCCTTTTCCTTGTCCTCATCGGGCATGGCTACCTTCGTCCGATCGGCAGGCGATGCACCGAGCTTCGATAGGATCGACTGCAACATGCTGAGCGGCTGCACGCCAACTTCACCGCCTGCCAGCAGCTTGCCGCGAACGGTGCAGGCGATTTCCAACAGCGAGCGGTCGGACTCCATCAGCCAAGGCAGTTCCAGCCGGTATGCCTCCCACGCCTGGCGTCCATGTTCGTCGAGGAACGTCGAGGGGTTGCCGAGCGGACGCGACGCAGGTTCTTTTCGCGTGCGATGGCGCTGAGGATTCTTGTCCGCCGCCCCGGTCAGCTTCGCCTTGGCGGCTGGCGTGCGGGCACGGGCCATTGGGTCATTCTTTCAATTGTGGATGCGTGTAATTTTGGCTCGCATCGGTGTCCGCCGCGATGGCCTCAAACTTTCCGACCGGGGGGAGGGGTACGCGGCCCAGCGGCCCCGCTCGTCCCACATTCCGGGACCGGCCACCCGTCCGCCCCGATGGCCTGCACCCTGCGCTGCCCGAACTGCTCGCGCGTCACCTCGTCGTGGCAGGGGCCGCACAGGTTGCGGGTGTTGCTGTCCTCGTC